AAAAAGTTTAACCATAATTCTGTTTGTGTATTTCTTACCACATATCCTTTAAGGAAATCATTCTTCATCACTAGGGTTCTAATCCTATCAAACATGATACTAGCCTGATTTTGAGTAGGTGCTGCTATAACTATGATACATTCATTATTTACTGTCTCGGATAATAACGGAGCAAAGAAAGCAAAGTGTACTGTCTTCACTGCAGTTGACATTGTTTTACCCACCTGTCTTCCCGATCTATATACTATGAATCTATCTTTACAGTCAACATACTTTCTGTTATACTCAAATAACTTATGATTTAAAAATATATCACTGAATTTACTTGGCTTATTTACACAATCAACTATACTCTGCATGAAGTTTGCCCTCTCTGCTATGATTTCTTTAGTAGGTTGTGGCATTAGTCCCCTGTCTTTTGTGCTTTGATCTGTCGGAATATAGATTCTATATCACCCAGTTTGTTGAACCTCTGTTCTTCACTGACAACTATCTTGCTAGATATTTCACCTATGGTTGATATGATTTTAAGTAAAGTATTGACTTCTGATTTAGTATTTCTATCTGGTATGTTACCATCAAATTTACTTTCAGTCAATGCCATGAGTACATTTTCAAATGATAGTTTGGCTAACATATCTAGCATAGTTTTAACATGTTCTGGGTTACGTGTATCAAGTTCATTAATTAATGCAATGAAATCTTTTCGTATGGCACACATTGCACCCTCTTCATACTTTGGACACTTGCCATTACCACCTGAATCAATAGAACGGTATACACATTGATCACATAGTGCAGGTATGTTTGCAGTTTTAAGATGTTTGGCTGAGTTGAATGGTGATACAGTCTTGTGTCCATCAACTACCACCTTTGAAGCATGCTCATCTAAAGGTTTAATCTTAAATATATCTCCTTCCATATATAACTTTAACTAAAACAAAGTATTTAAAGATTAAAATTATCTTTCAATATGTTTAATTGTTTACACATTGGTAAGTATAGTAAAGCGAACGGTGCTTTTAATAATGCTTTGTAATCACCATCAATTATGTCCTGCTTATTTAAATTAATTAACTCAAGATATTCCTTATGTACCTCACATGCATGATTTAGCATGGGTATCATAGTCTTTCCTTTGTCTCCAAAGAACATAAAGTTAGTAGAGTTGTTATTCCATACCTCACATTTCTTTGACATGGCTGCAGAGATCCACCCTGATGTATCCAATGATTCAAACAGTTTAGTTTTTGTTGTGTATCTTCCTTTTGCCAACCCATGATATTTTAAATTGGGAGGAAGTTTTCTAATCTGATCTTCTGTTTCATCTCTTCCATGTACCTCGCCTAAACATACATAGGTATCTGGTTCTAGTCTTAACTGTGAAAGATGATTAAGATAGTTCTCTTGTAGTACAGGTATTGTCCAATCTATACCCATCTCTCTTTCTTTTCTATAATGTTTTAATGTCTCATTCATATTATACATTACATCATACTGTATGGCATAGTCATATACTCCTCTATGTTTCTTTAACAGTTCATAGTATCTTTCTGGTTCGGTTTTAGTACCTGCCACAACGAATAACTTATCAAACCTATCCCTAAACTTGGTGATATTGGCATAAGAATACTTGAAAGAGAGGACTACATTCTTGACTTTACATTCTTGCAAGGCTTCCATGTGAGCCTTGTTGTTTCCATTGAAATATATTTTCAACTATGACACTCACATTTACATGGCTCTAGTCCAGCATATTGTTGTGGACAAGTTTTATGTTTACTGTCTTTACAAGCAGGATAAATCATTTATTCACCTGCTATCTTATGACACATGCATTGGCATTTAATGTTAAGTCTTTCTACAGGACAATCAAAATGCCTATGAGTGTGACACTCAGGTGATATTATTTTTATTCCTTCCATTTTGTCCTGTTATCCTCAAAGCAAGTTGATGCAAAAGGACACATTCCATCACAAAGGAAACATTTAGTTCTCTCTGGGAGAGTACACTCAGTCATTGCATCTTTAATTATCCTAGATTTCTCAATCATATCAGCAAGAGTTTCTTCTATTGGTTTAAGTTTAAATGCCATAGGTATAGGTATGTCACGTTTTTCCTTTTCAATCTTGTTAGAGATATATATTACACAACCAAAAGTTGCATCAATATCATAACATTTCTTTAGTAATACCCTGTATCTATTGATCTGATCTACGTGACTTTCACTTGGTTTAGAGTTATACCTACTAAAGTAATCAATAGATCCTGTCGTCTTTTTGTCACAAATTATCCATTTTCCGTCAATTTCTATCAAATCATCTATACTGCCATATATAATATCCAAGTGTTCTGGATCTTCTGCAGGTATTTTTAATGCTTCTTCTCTTGTAAGAGGTTCATCTTTTACATAGTTATATGCTAAGAACATTTCATTATGTTTTGGTTCTGCTATCATTGAATTTGAATGTACTATCTGTCCAAAGTAAAGTGACTTCATATCCTCAGTACTCATTGAATGAGGAGTTATTTTATTATAAATTACATTTCTCATACATGGTTTAATTACATCTGACACATGTATCACACCAAGTCTCTCTGTTTTCATGGCTTCCATCTGTGCTCTTCTGTATTCAAAATATACTTTCTCCTTAATATTATCTAGTGTTAACATACATATACATAATGTATCATACATATAAATGTTTAGACACTATAATCTTTCTTTGCTTGTTTGATTGGTATGTATGGTATTGTGATTGGCAACCAAATAAATTTATGTCGTATCCAAAACTTGATAGTTTTCTTTGAACCATACCAGTTATCATGTACAATTACTGTTGCTGCTGCTCCCCTAGTACCTGCCCTTCCTTCTGGTGCGTCATATTTTCTAGTGATATGATGTGTACCAATACCGTCTTGGTATACTGCATGAAGTAATTCATGTGCAAGAGGCATTATATTAGATCTAAGTATGAATGGATTCTTACTATCATTGACAAACATATAGATTACTTTCTTTCCAGTTACACCCCATGCTATACCATCACTGGTTTCAATATCAAGGTGTTCATAGAATTTCTTGAACTCTTCCTGTTTGGTAGTAGGTATTATGTTAAGTTCCCAATTATCCTTAAAGTTCTCCCAAGCATAATATCCTGATAAATTCTTACCGTTACTGCCGTTGAGCATGATAGTGCGACAAACAATATCCTCATACCTTTTGGTATCAATATTTTTCGTATAGAAATTAATCATTTTTATCTAGTAATTTCCTATGTTTGAACATAAACAAGGTTTGCTTGGATCATCTGCTGAAGGTGCTACACACCCAGTATTTTGATCATGTGCTTCCTGTGAGTGACCACATTCTGCACAAGCCCCTGATGCTACGAATACTATATCTGTCATTAGTAACTCTCCTCAATGGTGAAATTAAAAGTTTGCGTTTGTTCTGATATGACATCAGATGTGTTTCTTAACTCTACTTCCCCTGCCCAAATACCTGCTTTGGCTGCTGTTATCTCTGTACTACCAAATGTTACAGATACTATTCCACTGGCTCTAGTGACATATACAATAGCTTTGTCTATTACAAGAGTGCCATCTGGTTTCCATACCTTCCATTTACCTGAATAAAATGTGGTGGTGTTACTTAGATCCCTTGCTGTTCCATCAGCGTTCTTAATAGTAAGTTCAAGCGTAGTAGTACTGCCTACCTTTATGGTAAAAGATGTTGATCTTGGTGTCATATCCATGCTCATGTGTCTTCACCCTTTATATCCTGACTTCGTTTATTAACTTTCGCATTTTTACTCCTATCATGTACTTCCTGAGAGCCCTTTCTGCTTAGTCTAGTAGTCTTGGATCTGCCTTTTAGGCTAGCTGATCCACCACGTTTGTTGATTCTTATAGATCTTCTTACCCTTACCAATCCATCTCTCAAGTCTTTGATTATTGACTGTGATACCTGTACTGACTCATTATAAATTCTTATAATTAATTTTATAACGCTAATTGATTCTGCTATACTGATAGTATTATTTATAATTCTTATTATTATCTTGAGTTTGTTTCTAAATGCTAATACATTAACAGTCTCATTGATCAATCTCATTAATCCTCTTCTCATAACAGGTGTTGATGATACATTGATTATGCTTGATACCACTCTCAATACGAATTTTCCTCTTATTATACTCTCAACTATATTTACAGTGTTGGTTATTGTTCTTGTTAATACCCTGTATCTATTTGATATATCTGATAATTGAATTGAACTACTAATTGTTCTTGTTAATACTCTGAGTCTTGAGATTGATTCAGATACACTTACACTTTCAGTGAATGATCTGCTCCAACCTTTAGCGAATGATTCTGCTGTACTGATAGTATCATTTATGATTCTAAGTAATACTCTTGACCTGTCTCTGAATGACTGTATGGATATGGTTTCATTCATAGTTCTTAGTAATACTCTGAGTCTTGATACTGATTCAGATAATTGAATACTATCGTTTATGATTCTTAATAGAACTCTTGACCTGTCTCTGAACGACTGTATTGATATGGTTTCATTTACTAATTTAATGAGATCCTTTAGTCTTGATACAGTTTCAGATATATTTACTGATTTGGTTATTGTTCTAGTAATATCTCTTAATACTATTCTACTATCAATAATTGATACTGATTCTGTAAATGATCTGCTCCAACCTTTAGCGAATGATTCCACTACACTTATACTTTCGTTTACAATTCTTCTAATTACTCGTGCTCTGTTTCTGAATGACTGTATTGATACTGTCTCATTTACATGTTTGATAAGATCCTTTAGTCTTGAGATTGATTCAGATACACTTACAGTGTTATCTATGATTCTTCTTAATGAACGTAGTAGAATAAATCCTGCTGATATATTTACACCGTTTGTTATAACTCTTCTAAGATCTCTTAGTCTTGGCTCAGTTGTAGATACATTTACAGTGTTTGACAAGGTTCTAGTTAATATTCTATACCATTTGAATCCACCTACTACCTGTATTGATTCAACTATAGATCTTATTACACCTCTAAGTCTTGGAGTGCTTTCAGATATATTAATTGAGTTTGTAATTATTCTTATTATTACTCTGAGTCTATCTCTAAAGGCTAGTACATTAACTGTTTCAGATATGGTTCTAGTTAATACTCGTAGCCTAACTATTGATTCTGCTAACTGAATAGTGTTATTGAATGTCCTAATCAACACTCTTCTTGGTGTAAGTGATGTTGCTATTCGTATTGACTCGTTTACGTGTTTGGTATGATCTTTGAGTCTAGTTATTATCTCAGATACATTGATAGATTCAGATATTATCCTTGCTAATACTCTTAGTCTTGGAGTGCTTTCAGATATGCTAACTGATTTGGTTATTGTTCTTGTTAATGCTCTGAGTCTTGAGATTGATTCAGATACACTTACTGATTCTGTAAATGATCTGCTCCAACCCTGTGCGAATGACTCTGTTATACTGATACCCTCAGTTATGATTCTTCGTATCTGTTCTAACTTGGTTCTAAAGGCTAATATATTTACAGTCTCATTAACCATACGTCTAATAACAAG